GCGTATTCAATTGAACCGCAATACGTAGTGCGGTTATGGAGTTGTTAGCCAAGGCAAGCGTTACACGCACCTTGGGCGGTTGTCCACACCCTATTGACGGAATGGGGACCAAGCGTGGTCACCGAGCGACACCTAGCCTTTAGGGGCCAAAGGCCCCAACCTAAAGAACACCGAGCCTTACGGTGGAGTTTGACCTTACTGAATAAGGGTAAAGCTGAGCTAAGCTCGCTACTTTACGTAACGCGCGCGCGGATATACGGTAAGACAGCCAGCGAGATATTCACAGGTTGTGGATAACGTGGCTAGCGCCCTGACCCCCCGAGGTAGCACCCGTCGATGGCGGGCGATGCGCACGGCGGTGGCCGCCACGTTGCCGACTGACTGCCCGTATTGCGGGACTCTCATACGGGCTGGCGATGAGTGGGACGTGGACCATTCGATACCTCGGGTGCGCGGTGGCACCGACGTGGGATTACGGGCGGCGCACTCGCGGTGCAATCGCTCGGCGGGCGCTGGCGTGCGGCGGGTGCGCACGGTGCACACGCGGGCGTGGTGATGGATACCGAGCGGGTGGGCAGACTCGCCCTCATCCTGCCGAGCGGGATGCTCGGGGTGGGGCGTGACACGGTGCGCGCCGAGTTGACCGCGATGCTCAGCGATGCGTTCGCCTTGCTCGGGGATGAGGTCATGTGGTTGCGCCGCGATGACGTGACGGGCACCGAGGTGTTGCACGTGGAGTGCGATGTGATGAGGGCGGCGGCGCCATGACCACGGGCACTTTGCCCTTATCCCGTAAGGGTAAACTTATGACCCCCATTAACGGGGGTGCCGCCCAGGGGCCCCGTTTCTTCTACACCGCCAGCGCCGTGGACATCCCGCGCTTGTCCGCTCACCCCCCCCACACAAGGCCACAGTGTTGGCAACTTAGGGCATCGTCTTGCAATCAAGGCAAAGGTGTTACCGATGCCGCCGCGTAAACCCCGAGGCGTGGGCGCGGGTGCCACGAAAGTGCCCGATAGCGCCACCTTCCCGCGCCTCATGACGGGCCCGCACCCGCGTGCGGTCGGTTCCTACGGTCCCGAGGCGCTGGCGTGGGCCCTAGAGCGCCCCACGATGCACATGCGCCCGCTCACGGCGTTGCGGTGGTGGCAGGAACTCGCCCTCAATCGTGCGTTGGAGTATGACCACGAGGGCGCCCTTGTGTGGCAAACGGTGTTGGTGTCGGCGCCGCGCCAAGTCGGCAAGTCCTACCTTGAGCGCATCGTCTGTGCGTGGCGGATGCACCACGCCGAGCAATTCGGCGAGCCCCAGGACGTTATGCACGTGGCCCACAAGACGGGCGCGGCGGTGGAGGTTTGGCGCCCCGCCGCCCGCTGGCACATTGGCGAATACGGGTTGCGCTCGGTGCGCAACACCAACGGCGAACAACGGATTGAGCTACCGGACGGCTCGCGGTGGATGATTCAGGCGGCCACCGATGGCGCGGGTGTCGCGTTCAGCTTGTCCATGGTGTTGGTGGATGAGGCGTGGCGGGTGGCGCGGCACGTGGTGGACGGGGCGCTCGGCCCCACGATGGCCGAGGCGGAACAACCGCAATTGTGGTTGGTCTCTACGGCGGGCACGAGTCAGTCAGACCTCATGCACGCCTACCGGGCCCTTGGCTTGGCATTCCTAGAGCCGAGCGCCACGGATTCCATCCTGACGTTGGAATGGTCGGCGCCGCCTGACCCCGATATCGACATTGATGACCCCGCCGTGTGGCGCTCGGCATCCCCGCACTGGGATGACCGCCGAGCGGGCGTGGTGCGCCGCGCCCGGGGCGAGTCCAGCGAGTTGGCTTTCCGCCAGCAATGGCTTAACCAATGGGTGCCGACAATCAGCGTGCCCTTGTTTGACCCGGGCGTGTGGGATGCGCTCGCGTGGCCCCGTGCGCTGCCTGAGGGCCCGTTGGCGTTCGGGGTGGACGTGGCCGCCGACCGTTCGCACGCGGCCATTCTGGCGCTCGCTGGCGGCGTTGCCGAGGTGGTGGAGTATCGCCCGGGCGCGTCGTGGGTGGCGGGGCGGTTGGCCGAGCTTGCCGCCACGTGGGGCCCCGTAGCCATTGGCCTTGACGGCACGGGCCCCGCCGCCAGCGTGGCCGACCAACTCGCGGGCACGGCGGCGGGTGAACTCTTGGTAGTGCTCACGGGGCGCGAGGTGGCCACCGCGTGCGGGCAACTCTTTGACCTCATCACCGATGGCACGGTGTACGCGGTGCCGAGCGCCGAACTCACGGCGGCGGTCACGGGCGCCCGTAAGCGCCCCTACGGGCAGGCGTGGGCGTTTGCTCGCCAGCACGGTGAAACCTCGGGGGTGGCCATTCTGGCGCTGACAGTCGGCATGTGGGCGGCAAGTCACGCGCCCGCCCCTATCGAAAGATCACGGGTGTTCTAAATGAATCCGATAACCCGCACCTTGCTGGCCCTCGGGCTCATGGAATACCGGGCGGCCAACCTCGGGCGCATCGGCGGCGTGCACACCGCCACCGATGGCCGCGACATTCTGTTTAACTCGCCCGATGGGTGGGAGGTTGACCAACCGTGGTTGTGGTACACGGGCCCGCCCAATGGCGATGGCACGGGTGGCCCGTGGGGCAACCCACCCCCGGGCGCGGGCGGGCCCATTTACGGGCTCACCGCGTTGCCTGCCGTCACGCGGTGCACGTCGATTATTTGCAACACCATTGCCGGGTTGCCCTGGGACGTGTTGCGCGGGGATTGGGAACGCCTGCCCACGCCCTCGTGGATTAGTGACCCGCAAGCGCTACGCCTTGACGGGCGGGTTATCTCCACGTCGGTGGAGGACGTGCGATTGTCGGCGGTCGAATTTTGGGCGCAATGGATTACCGCCGCGTTGTGGTTCGGTGATGGGTTTATCTATGTGCCCTCGCGGGATTCGGCGGGCCAACCCCAACCCCCGCTCTACCAATTGCACCCCGACATGGTTGACGTATCCGAGGGCGTGTATTCGGTCGGCGGGTACGTGCTCAATCCGTTGGAAATCATCCACCTACGCGGTGAACCGCCCTACTACCTCGGGCGCGGCCATGGCGTGCTCACCCGCCATGCCCAGGCGCTCGGGCTCGGGCTCACCGTGGGCGATTACACCGCGAGCACTTATAAGTCGGGCGTGCCAGCGGGTTACCTGAAATCGACCGCGCCGCGCCTAGAAGTGGATGAGGCGGCAGAACTCAAAACATCATGGATGGCGGCGCACGGCACGGGCCAGCGCTCTATCGCGGTACTGAATGCAACCACCGAGTTCACCCCCATATCGGTGTCACCCGTGGATGCCGCCTTAGATATCGCCAAAATGTGGACGTTGCGCGATACCGCGTTGGCATTCGGTGTGCCGCCCTACATGCTCGGGGTGCCTGGGGATTCCAGCACTTATACCAACGTGGAATCGCGGATGATTGAGCTACGCCAATTCACGTTGCTGCCATGGATACGCCGAGCCGAGTCAACGTTGGATGCCGAGTTCGCGGCGGGCACCACGGTGAAAATCAAAACCGCTGGCCTAGAGCGGGCAGACACCATGGCCCGTTACCAGGCATACCAAATCGGCGTGGCGGGCGGGTGGCTCAAGGTTGACGAGGTGCGCGCGTTGGAGGATTTGCCGCCCACCGAGGGGGACGCGCCGCAACCCAACCTCGCGCCCGTCACCAATTTGCCGACCCAACCGCCCGCCGCCGCGCCGCCGACACCGCCGCCCGCACAATCGCAAGGGGGTGCGCCATGAGCGCACTGTCAATGGAATTGCGCCACGTCAACATGGATGGCCGCGAGATATTGGGCGCGGTGCAAGTGTGGGATGAGGTGTCATACCTCGTGCCTGACCCCGGGGGTGAGCGGGTTAAGCGGGGCGCGTTCGCCAAGAGTATTGCCGAGCGGGCCACCCGGGTGCCCTTGTGTATTGCCCACAACCATGAGCGGGCGGTGGGCATGAGCAAACAATGGACCGATGACACCTCGGGACTATCGGCGGTGTTCGGCATCCGCCCGGGCGAACTCGGTGACCAAGCGTTAGAGGACGCGCGCGACGGGTATTTACCGGGGTTGTCGGTGGGATTCTGGCCCGTGCGTGCCGACCGCGCCCGCGATGGGGTGTTAGAGGTGCGTGAGGCTCGGCTCATGGAAGTGTCGCTAGTCCTTATCGGCGCCTATGACGGTTCCCGAGTTATGGCGGTACGTCATGCTCAATCCGTAGAGGAATTGTTAAAACCATTCGCCAATCCGCCCCATGTTGACCTCTCGCCCATCCCGCCGATATGGGGTTAGCATTCGGTTAGCGCGCAATCGCACCACCCGCGCCGCACTACCGCGCCGCGCACCGATGAGGCACCCGAGCTAATCGCGCCGCCTGATTTGGTGAGAGCACCCGTTAGGGCACCCGGGCACTTAATCCATGTCCGATGCACCTAGAGGGGTGTCTCCATGTTTGCGTATCTCAAGCGGTTGCAATCCGAGCGGGACTCGCTCACCCAAACCGCCACCGCGCTGGCCGAGCGGGCGGCGGAAGAGGATAGAGACCTGACCGCCACCGAGTCAGAATCACTGGCCACCATGCAAACCCGTTGCGCCGAGATTGATGGCCAACTCACCACCTACTCCGAGCAATTGGAATCGACGCGCCGCTACGCCACGTTGCGGGCCCACCTCGGCACTGAGAGCGAGGGCGAGGGCGCCGAGGGCGAGGGCGCCATTCAGCGCCGCGCACCGCGCCCGCCGGCGCCGCCGACCCCCTCGGCGCGATGGGGCGCCATGTTTGTGGAGTCGGCGCAATTCCGCTCTTACGAGGGGCACGGCTCATCGGGGCGGGTTGACCTCCCGCTCGGGTTAGACGAGTTGGAGACTCGCGCGCCGATTGACCTTGCCTCGGCATGGAACACCACCAACCCGCTTGTCTACGTCCCGCCGCCGATCTCCACCCCGCTCATTGGGGCGGTCAACTCGGTGACCACAAGCGTGAACACAATCTCGGTGCTCACCTACCCGGGCGCGCCACCCGATGCCGTTGTGGTGCCCGAGGGCACGCCCAAGCCCGAGGCGGATTACCTGCCCACCGAATTTACGGCGAGCCTTGACACACTGGCGCATTGGAAACCGATTACGCGGCAGGCGTTGGAGGATATCCCGCAAATCCGCTCCATTGTGGAGAACGCACTACGCGCCGGTATCGCCACCAAGATCGACAAAACGATTACCGACAACCTGGCGGCGGCCACGCTTACGGCGGTCGGCACCACGGTGGACCTTGACAACATCCGCATTGGCATCGGCACGGTACAGGCGGCGGGATACCCCAACGCCAACACGGTGCTACTGAATCCCACCGATTGGGCAGCGCTAGATATTGCGGTCATGGGCGCCACCTCCAACGGGCCACAATCCGCCGGTAACTTTTGGGGATTGCGCCCCATCGCCTCGGCGGGCGTGCCAGCGGGCACCGCGTATGTGGGCGATTTCAAGGCGGGGGTAACCCTGTTTACGCGCGGCAGCGCCTCGGTGTACCTCACCGATTCGCACTCGGATTACTTCATCCGAAACATTCTCGTGGTGCTGGCCGAGGCGCGCGCCAAGTCGGTGGTTACCGAGGCGCGGGCACTCGTGGAAATCGGCACGTTTGTTTAGCCATGCCCACCACGATTGATCTAGTGAAGACACACCTCGGGCTAGCTCCCGCCCGCCCCGTGGATGATGCCGCGTTGACGGATGCGGTGGCGGCGGCCAATGATGCGGTTGCGGCGTGGCGCACCGACTTGGATGACCCGCTCACGCCTGGGGTTGTGTGGCCGCCCCGCGCCGACTATGCCGCGACGTTGCAAGCATCACGGCTCTACGGTCGGCGCGGGTCGGTGCAAGGCGTGGCCGCGTTCCAAGATGTTGGGGTGTCATTCCTGCCGCGCCTAGACCCTGACTTGCGCGCCCTGTTGGAGTTGGGCGAGTTCCAAAAGTCGGTTATCGCATGAGCACGTATGAGCGGGCGGTGGAGATTGCCGAGGCAATCACGGGCAAATACCCTGACCTCTTGGTCACGCCTGACCCCCGCTCGGCAACCCCGCCGTGCGTGCTCATCACCCCGCCCAACGTTGACCACAACGGTTTTTGCGGGGCGGGTGATGCCGAATGGTCATTGTTCGCCCTCGTGCCTAACCCGGGCAACGCCGATGCGTGGATGGCGCTAGATGGGCTCATGGCGGCGGTGGCCGACGTGTTGCCGATTGACCGACACGAGTTTTTGTCTTACACGCTGGCGGTGGACAACCCCGCCGTGCCCGCTTACCGCTTGGTATTCCATGAGGGGGTAACACTGTGACAATCGTAGAATCCCGCGTGCGCAAAGGTGAATTGACGTTAGGGGGTGACGGCACCAACCCGGGCACGTCGTTTGCGTGCCAAGCTTCCAACGTGCACGTGACACCCAACTACAACGATGACGGGGACCGCACCGAAACATTGTGTGGTGATGTTATCCCGCCCGGTAAGAAAGAGGATTGGGTGATCGGCGGCACCTCGGTGCAAGACTTTGATGACCCCGAGGGTTTCCTTTCTTACTGTTGGGATAACCGTATGACCACGGTTCCATTCTCGTGGCAACCCAACACCGAGGGCGCGCCTGTATGGAGCGGTGATGTGGTCATCGTGGCGCTAGAAGAGGGCGGGGACGTTAACTCCCGACTCACCACGGATTGGGAGTTTGAAATCTCGGGCACGGTGGCCCGCGCCTATGTGGCGGCGGTGGCCGCTACGGGCGCCACCGCTGGCACCCCGGGCACGTTCACCCCGAGCGGGGCCACCCCACCCGCCGACGTGGCAGGCATGGCGGGGTTGACGGCATCGCCCGCCACCACGTGGACAACAGGCCAGTATGTGCAAACGGGCACGGCGGGCACGCCCGGGCAGGCGCATTGGGATAGCGCCGCGTGGGTGGCGGGCGCGGCGCCGTAATGCCAACCACCGCCGAGGTGCAGGGGCTAACCCGCCTTGTGTCAACACTGCGCAAGGCGGGTGCCGACCTGACTGACCTCAAGGATGCCAACGCGGCGGCGGGGCGCACGGTGGCCGATTGGGCCAGCGTGACCGCCCCTCGGCGCTCGGGCGCCCTGGGTAGCTCGGTGCGGGCGGCACGGCGGGTGTCAGGCGCCCGGGTACTCGGCGGCGGGGCGGCGGTGCCCTACGCGGGCCCCATCCATTGGGGATGGCCCGCCCGCAATATTGAGGCGCAACCGTTCATTAGCAAGGCGGCGCAATCCACCGAGCCAGCGTGGGTGCAAACCTATTTGGATGACGTGCAACAGGCCCTTGATTCAGTGAAAGGCGCTTAGGTATGTCCACGTTTCGCAAAGCCTTCCGCCTCACGGTTGACGGGGTGCCTCACGACATTGTGACCTCGGCGCGTGACTATGCCGCGATTGAGGTTGCGGACGGGGACGCGCCGCTATCTAAGGCGATGACCACGTGGACCATGTTGCACGCGGCATGCATGCGCCTAGAGGTGCCAGGCATCCCGCACGACGTGGATAAGTTCATTGACCTGTTGGACGACATAGACGATTTGGACGGGGTGCCCGTGGGGGTGCCGAGCACGGGAAACCCTACCCACGTAGCGGAATCGGGCGCCTAGCGGTTGCGCTGGCCATCCGCACGGGCGTGGCGCATACCGTGTGGCTAGATGACCCGAGGGCCATGGCTACGGCGCTTGTTCTGTTAGAAGAGATTGACCGCAAACGCAAGAGGGGGTGACACCGTATGGCGGGGCCCGCAATCCTCAAGATCGATATTATTACCGATGCGTCCAAAGCCTCTAAAGGGTTGGATGAAACCGCGAGCAAAACCCAATCCCTCGGCGGCAAGGTCAAGGGGTTAGCGGGCGCGGTGGCAACGGGGTTTGCGGTTGCCAAGGTTGTGGAGTTCGGCAAGGCAGCTATTACGGCGGCGGAAGAGTCAAAGGTAGCCACCTCCCGCCTAGAGGCAGTCTTTAAGTCAATGGGTGACACCACGGGCACAGCGGCCAAGGCAGCGGAAGACTACGCGGGCGCACTGTCGCGCAAGATAGGCGTTGACGATGAGGTAATCATGGCGGGCCAAGCCATGCTTGCCACGTTCAAGGATGTTTCATCGGAAACCGCGCGGTCGGCGGGCATATTCGACCGCGCTACGGCGGCGGGCGCTGACCTGGCGGCGGCGGGATTCGGGACGATTGAGGGCAACGCCGTGCAACTCGGCAAGGCGTTGCAAGACCCCACCAAAGGGTTGACCGCCCTTGCCCGCTCGGGTGTCACGTTCACCGATGCGCAAAAGAAATCCATTGCCGCCATGCAAAAATCGGGTGACTTGCTCGGCGCGCAAAAGGTGATCCTCGCGGGCGTAGAGGATCAGGTCAAAGGCACCGCCGAGGCAACCGCCACGTCTGCCGACAAACAAAAGGTTGCCTATGGTGAGATGCAAGAGACCATTGGTAACAAGCTCATGCCCATCATGGAAAAACTCCAAGGCACCCTAGCGGGGTTGTTTGACTTCATCGGCGCCAACGCGGGTTGGCTCATGCCCGTGATTGCGGGCATTGCCTTGCTCGGTGTCGGGTTGCAAGCGTTCACCTTGGTGAGTAGCGCCGTGACCGCCGCTAACGCCCTCATGGGCGCTAGTTGGTTCGCTGCCTTTTGGCCCGTTGCCCTCGTGGTGGTGGGCATCATCGCGCTGATTGCCATACTCGTGCTGTTGTATAACAAATGCGCGTGGTTCCGTGACGCGGTGCAAACGGTGTTTAAGGCGGTATCGGTGGCGTTCAATTGGA